TAGTTCTCGTCGCACACATCCACAACGCCCAGATCGTTCCTCAACTCCTTGTGGATATATGCGCGTTTCTCGGCCATGGGCTGCGCGTCGTCACTTCCCTCGGCGCTCCATTCGCTCACGCCGTCCAACTCGTAAAGCGTAGCCCGGAAAACGGTTTTTCGGCCAGTCTCTCGGAACCAGTACCGAATACCGGCCATCAGCTCCGACGTTTTTTCATCCAGCAGTGGGACAAATCCCGGATTTCCGGGAGTATCGGCGAATGAAAACACTTCCAGATGATCGAGATTCCAATAGCCGTAGGAAACGCCCTGCGCCAGGGCCAATTTTGCCGCCGTTTGCAGCTTATTGTCGAAGTCCGCGCCCAGCTTTTCCTTTTCGTCCATGCTTACGCCATTAGCGCAAATATAGCCCACTTCCTGCGTCACCAGCCGCCGAAACGTTAGCGTTTTAAGCCGATAGTCGCTGCTCCAAATATCAGGAGTTTTGTTCCCGGATAAGGTGAAAAGGAACTTCTGGAATTTCTCAATGGTGATATTGTGCTTATTATAGTACGCCATACCGTCAGCGGCGTCTTTGTACGCCTTGCTGCTCTGGTGCTCCTGCACTGCGTCACGTATGAATTTCCCGGTAGTTCCCTTTGCAATGGCTTCTTCCAAATCTTGATAAATTTTCATGCATTTTCTCCAATAGCAGAAATCTCGCAAAATCACAACAGCAACGCAGCAGCGGGTGAAATCTCGTTTTTCTTCTCCACCTTGTATTTCATGATGGTGTTGCAAAAGTACCTGATATCATCCATAGCGTGATCGTTATCTTTCACTACCGCGTCCTCCGTTTTCTTATCGTCCCACCGGTATAGCCCGAACTCGCGAATGGCATCCGTGCAACACCGGTGAATTTTTATATTCCCGTTCTTGAGATATACCGCCGTTCGCCGAATGCCATCAAGAACGGCGTTGTCCGCCTGCTGGACGCGGAATTTACGGCGTTTCAGGGCGGTAATGAAAGAAGCCGCCGAAGGGTCAATAATCGCCCTCTTGATTTCGTAGCCGTCCGTCAGGCTCTCCACAGCGTCGCAATATTCCTCGTCTGTGAGTTGCTTATAGTTGGCTCTTCCATCGTAGTAATACTCTTTGATTCTTACCGCCTTATTGCCATTCACAGCCCACAATCCGCATGAAAACGGATTCAGGGTGCCGTAGTCGATGCTTATGTAATAATCCGCGAATTCCGGCACTTCATCCGTGATATTCGCTTCGGAAAAATCGTATATAAGCCCCTCTGCCAGCGTCCATTTTCCCAGAATGTACCTATCATAGAACACCGTTCCGGCATATTCTTTTTTCAGATTTTCAACAAAAGCCGGGGGTAAAAATGGATTATCGTCTATTGTGTATTCTTGGCTGAAAATATCGGCATCACTATCAAGGAATCTCTTTAGCCAGTGGTTGGGATACTGTGGATTGTATGTGCCATCGAAGCAGGAATACTCCTTATCAAGCCGGCTTTTCAGGAGGGCAAAAACTTCCTCCGACCAGTCCGCGACCTCGTCGCCGTAACAATACTTGATAGACGCGCCGCGAATCTTCGATACCTGAGACACTTTTTCCGCGCCAAGGCAATAACACTTCTCGCCAAAAATCCATGCTGTATTATCGCTGGAAATCGCCCCAACAAGTTTATCCCCGTACAGATTCCGCATAGGCTCTAGCACATTTCGCTCTATTGTGGATTTTGTAACGCCCAAAATAACGGAAAGACCATCTTTCCCGGCGCGTTCTCGAATCCGCATGGGAATAATCCACTTGAAATCAAGATATGTTTTCCCGCTTCGGGTCGCGCCGCCCTTGAAATTCCATCGGTGATTCCCATACCTTGCAAATTCAATCTGTTTCGGGCTTAATAGCATCTCTAAACTCCTTAATTAGCCCATCCAGCTTATTGAGACTATCATTGCCGCTTGCCGTGTTTCTTGTGGCCTTATCGACAATAATCCCGAAAGATGTTGCAATCTGGCTTAATGTTGCGGCTGAAATCTTTTCGGGGTCTGTGAGCGCTTTCAGATGCAGAGTGATTGCTTCTTGCATCGCCTTTTTTTGCGATTCCATGTACGCCATCATGTCGGCGGTATTCTCTTCTTTTTTTTGCTGCACTTTTTGGGCGATATCCGGTGAAGCGCTGACAATCCTTTTCACAGTCTGGTGAGTTACGCCATGCTTTTTTGCAACGGCGCTGTACGACTGCATTTCTATCCAGTCGGCGATTATTCTTTTTTTCTTCCGATCTGTAATCCTTGCAGCCATAGCACCACCTCTCATGCAAAATAGTAAAAATAGCGGGAAAGGCCGGAGTTGAACCGGCATTCTTTCCTCTTATCACAAGGCTGCTCTCCTGCCTTGCTACTTCCCCGCATCCCTCCGGCTTACGGTGCCGGGGAACCGCTTTGCCCGTTTCCGGGTTTCGTCGCCGGCGGGAGGCCATCGGCGATATATATGGCGCGAGGCCGATTCAAACGGCCTTCTGTTGGGGAGAGAGCGCCCAACTCGCTATCTGCCGCGCCATGCAAAAAGAGGCTCAGGAACAATCCCAAGCCTCTTGCGCTTTTTCTTTTTTACCAGTATAGCACATTCAAACCGAAAAATCGTCTCATTTTTTTCTCATTTTTCAGCTTTCAGTCTGCCCATACAGGCATAGCGTGAAATGTCGTAGTGCTGAATCCCGGCGGCGGTAAACCTGAGCTTTTTCAACTCCAAGTTCTTCACACAGGGCATCGACGTTGCCTCTAGCCGGGCTTATGTAGAATCTGCTCAGTATCTTCTTTTCATCGACGCTAAGCGATTCAAGCCCGGAATCCACAAGCGACACCCATTTTCTCGCCTGTTCCAGCGAACGCGCCAGTTCCTCACGGTGAACGATATTCGATAGCATCATATCTTCCCGGCCGGAGCCACCGCCGCTTACCGGCGTACCGTCAGACGTGGCACTTCGGATACTCTGCATAGCGGATTCCAGCCGCGCCATTTCTTCGGGAATGCTTTTCAGGGACTGTTTCTTTGCACTGTACTCCTTTAGCTTTTCAATGGCCTCATACTTCCAGTTCATTCCGTTCCTCCTTGCATATCTTATTAAATCCCTGTATAGATATACACAATACACACAAGATATAGCATTATATTATATATGCTATACAGGGATAAAGCTATAATATTAAATTCCGTCTCCTGTTTTTCGTTTTCGCCCTCCTTTCGGTGCAATCCTTCCCAGGCGGGCAAGGCCGCTTTTCCCCGTGGACGAATATGTAATTGCAGCACCGGCTGCCTTCGTAGTATCCAAAAAAATACCAGCATCCGACGCAGTACTTCCTGCTATCCTTGTATTCCATATTGCCCCTAGAGAACATGCAGGCTCCCAATCCCGCCGAGCATCCCGGTTTCTTGGCATATCATAAGCAGTTTTGTCTGCGCCGTCATCCGAATTTCAGCCGGTGCCCGTTCCGCTGCCGTGTGCAAGACGGAAATACACTCAATCCCCTTTCCCTTGTCCACAGACAGCACATAGGACGTCGCAGATACCGCAGAGGCGAACCACTCCGGGACGTTGCCGTAGGCGTATTCTGCAAACATCCTCCGGAGAATCTTTTCCGGGTCAGATTCTTCCTGCTCGATGGTGGTTATCTCCCATTCCCCGGACTTGGCGACCTCTTTCACTGTTTCGGTCAATTTTTTTGCAAGCCTCTCGCGTGCAGTCTTCACGAGCAACGCATCATCAAATTTGAAATCCTGTTCTGCCATTATTCATGTACCTCCAATTCCTTATTTTTCCTACTGCTAATTCTTACGATATCGGCAATGTAGTTTGCCTCCCCTTTTTTTCAGCAATCCGCTTTTTCTCCGCTTCTTTCAAGGCGTTAACCACCATTCAGAAGTTCTTCCCGATTCACCCGGATACCAATTTTTATAATCGCCTGTACTACGGCATCTCCGATAGCATCCTGGAAGTCGCTTAAATTCAAGCTGGCAGGTGGTGTGTAGCCGTTAAGTTCTTCCATTTTCATCCACCTTTCGC